CCGAATTATGGTGGACACATGATGACTGATACTGAATATCTTATATTGGTTGGAGAACAAGCTCCGAACAAAGGACTGCCGAAAGAAACATATTCAAAATGCTTTATAGGGGAAAAGGACTTAGATAACAAAACAGCATGGAGTAAACCTATTGCGTTAATTGAAAAAATTTTAATGCTATATAGCAAACAAGAGGAAATAGTAGTGGATACTTTTCTAGGAACTGGCTCAACTCTTATAGCCTGTGAAAAGTTAAACAGAATATGTTATGGAATGGAATTAGACGAACACTATTGTGATGTAATAATAAAACGCTGGGAGGATTACACTGGACTTAAAGCAGAAAAGATATGAATGAACAAGATAAAACAAGTCAAAACAAGCCTGAAAGGGATGAAAGTGGTAGATTATTGCCAGGGAACACAGCAAATCCAAATGGAAGACCGAAAGGAAGTTTCAGCTTAGTGGAGATGATAAAACATAAACTCCAAGAGATACCAGAAGGAAAAGACAAGACTTACGCTGAATACTTTGTAGAACAGATAATGAAGAAAAGCGTGATTGAAGGCGATACATCAATGATGAAGGATATGATAAACCGAGTTGATGGAATGCCTAGACAAAACATAGGGTTAGATGGCGGAGCAGAAGGTCTACCAATAAACATATTGAATAATGTACTCAGTAACGACATCAACGAAAAAGATAATAAGCCTCAAACAGAAGATTAGAGCAGTGGCAGGTGGTACATCAGCCAGTAAGACCATTAGTATTCTGTTGTATCTGATTGATAAGGCACAAAGGGATAAAGTACCAACTCTCACCTCTGTGGTATCAGAATCAATCCCACATCTGAAGAGAGGAGCTATCAGAGATTTCAAGAATATACTCAAAGAGCATAAGTATTGGAATGAGAGTAGATGGTCAGCAACAGATAGCATTTACACATTCGAGACAGGAAGCAAGATAGAGTTCTTTTCAGCAGATAATCCAGACAAGCTCAGAGGAGGAAGAAGGGATAGATTATTCCTGAACGAAGCTAACAATATGAGCCTCGATGTGTTCGACCAGTTAGAGGTCAGAACGAAAGAGTTTGTATTCTTGGACTGGAATCCAACAAATGAGTTTTGGTTTTATACGGATATTCTAGGTAAGAGAGAAGATTTAGATTTTATCACCCTTACTTATAAAGATAATGAAGCACTGAGTAGAGAAATTATCGAAAGTATTGAATCGAGAAAGAACAGAAAAAGCTGGTGGCAAGTATACGGACTCGGACAGCTCGGAGAAGTAGAAGGTAAAATATACAAAGATTGGCAGATAATAGATGACATCCCACACGAAGCAAGGTTAGAAAGATATGGATTAGACTTCGGTTACAGTAATGACCCAACAGCGATTTGTGCAATTTATAGATATAACGGAGGCTTTATAATAGATGAGGTAGCTTTCCAAAAAGGACTTTCCAATAAACAAATAGCAGACATTTTGAACAACAAAGATAAAGCCTTAGTGATTGCAGATAGTGCTGAGCCTAAGAGTATCGATGAAATATCAAGTTATGGAGTTTTGATACAGGGAGCGACAAAAGGACAAGGATCAGTTAGTCAAGGAATACAATTCGTACAATCTCAGAGAATTAGTTTGACCAAGAGAAGCACCAACTACATCAAGGCTTATAGAAACTATTTATGGAAAACAGATAGAGACGGAAAAATATTGAATGAGCCTGATCACTTCTTATCAGACGCGATGGACTCAATACGCTACGGACTAAGCTCATATCATCCTATTATCGAAAAAAGACCAATGTACTCCGTTAAACAACAAAATTATGCCTGATGCAAAAGAACAAAAAGATTATATCAAAGAGATAGAGAGCTTCATCAATGAGTATGAACAGGGTAATATAGAAGTTTCTCCTGGTGTTTCTTATTCAATGCGTGCAGTCAATGAAGAAAGTTATCGTCTATACAACGCACAATTTGCTACAGGTAAGATTGAACCTAGTGGATTTATACGAGCATTTATGAGAAAAGCCTGGGTTATATACAGGACGCTTGTTATGAACTCAGACATCGACCTTAAGAACATGAACATCCGTTCTCTGAATGGAGTGAAGGTCAGACTTGCGGCACTTATAAAAATGGCTTTTGTATCTCATCTTTCTAGGAATATGTTCGGTGAGTTCATTGATAAAGTAATGGGTGAGATGTGCTGGTTTGGTACTTCTATTGTAAAAAGATTTGACGGAACAGTTGATACTGTTGATTTGCGAAATTATATAACCGAGCCAAATATACAAAATCCGCAAGAAAGACGTCACCTTGAAATGTGCCATTATTCTTACGACAAGATGCTGAGCTACAAAAAAGACTGGGGAAACAAGTGGGAAGAAGTAGAGGAAGTGTGGGAAAAAATGCAAAAAGAAGGAGAAAGCCAGTTTAAAGTATTGGAGTTTTGGACATTCAATAATGAAGGAAGAAAGATTTGCGTGAAGGCTCTTGACAATACTATCACCGAGAAAGAACACGCAGAAACAGCGAGCGAATGGTCTCCATATATACAGCTTGATGTGTTTGTAACGCCATACAAGAAGAAACGAAATTCAAAAAGACTTCAGAAGACTCTAGGAGTATACGAAGATATGTTTCCTTATGAACAGTTTGACCTTTTCCGAGTATTCGGAAGACAGCAAGCATTTGGAGTCGGAGAGTTGCTTTCAGACATCTCAATCGTGTATAATACTGTTTTTAATACGACAATAAAAAATGTACAAAAGGCTTCAATGGGTGTACATATACATAACGCTGTAGCAGGTGTCAGTGGAATGAGTGAGCTCTTACAAGAGAACATAGCGAACCTTTTAGAGGGTGGTGTTATATCACTCGCACCAGGAGAGTCTATTAACAATTTTCCTTGGGATGCTAAGATACAGGACTTTGATATGATGGAAAATAAGCTCTATGAGCTTATGAGGCAGATTATAGGAATAACAGCACAAGGGACTGGCGAAGAAGTACCAGCTTCTACGAGTGCCACTCAGGCTTCAATCAATCAACAAAATGCGAATACTGTTTATGACTTCGTAAGAGAGAGAATGCACCATGGAATGAAGAAGTTATTTAATAACGGATACGCCGAAGACATTTGGGATGAGATTGATGAGAACGAACTCACTGCTATTGTAGGAGATCCGACACAACTACAAGAAATGGATAATTTCTACATGGATAACGCTATGAACAAGTGGGCGTTGGATGTAAAAGAAGTAAGTGGTGTATATCCGAGTAAAGAAGAGTTTATCTCTAATAGAGAAAAAATACGTCAAGAACTTCTTTCTCAGAAAGATATGCGTTTCCCAGAAATAAAGAAAAGCATCGCAAAAGGTATGGATACAATGTTTGAATTTGACCTGACACAAGAAGCATTTGATAATAAAGGTCGTTTTGACGCTCTAACGGCATTGAAAAACGATCAGACATCAACTAAGAGTAAAGCGAAAATAGAAGATGAAATATTATTGATGCAAGGACTCAATCCAAGACAATTTGATAAATCTCAAGAAGAATTATTACAAGAGCAAGCAGTATCTCAGGCACAAGATACACAGGCACAGGAAGAATTAGCACCACCTTCACCATTAACTGCATAAAATATGAAATCAGTATTTTATTCAAAAGATAAAGCTGAAGAACAAAAGGTAAAGAAAACAGAATCACTTATTGAACAAGAGAGAAGGAATATTTATTTTCAAAGACTCAAGAAAGATAGGGCTTTTAGAAAATATATACTCGAAGATATTATAGACAATGAAATACAAATCAACAAAGATATCTCCAGCTCACTTGCTTCTTTCATAACAGCAACTCCTGAAGAGGTGAAAAGTATCATAGTAGGAAAATCAGGAGCATTGAAATCAGCAGAAAACATTAAAAATAGAATAGTGATGAACTTTTGAGGTTCATCGTTCAGTCCATTATGTGAAAGCGTTTAAGTTTTCGTGGATTGATAGTAAACCTCAAATATATGTCTATCGAAGACCTAAATCAGGAGGAGGAAGTTGAAAAAACTAACCCTACTACTGAAAGCGAATCAGATGACGCATCAGAGCTTAAAGACCTCTTTGCTGATGAATCGCAAGACGAAGAAGCAGATGATGTCGAAGCCTTGAAGAAAGAAATCAAAGACCTTAAAAAAGGGTTGAGTAAGTTTTTTTCTGAACAAGGAAGAAAAGCAAAGCAAGTGGAAGAGCCAGGGAAAAAAGCCGAAACCAAAACTGTACAAACAGATGACGTAAGCGAACTCTTCTTTACTCAAGTTCCACAAGCCGAAGCAGTGCAAGAAGACTTAAGGAAAATAGCCGATAAATTATATAACGGATCTATTCTAAAAGCTTGGAAAGGCGAAAGCTGGATACAAGATAAGGCGAAAGCACTGACTGATGAAAAAGCTGAAGATGAGGCGAACAAAAGTAAAATAGCAAAACCGTCTAATGGTAGTTTCAAATCTGGTAATAAATTTGAGAACGTCAAATCTCAAGAAGACATAGAAAGTATGTCATCTAAACAGAGAGCTGACTTCCTTAAATATCAAGCAGAAAAAGGAAACTAGCGGTAGCGAATAAATAAAGTTATGGCAAATACATTATCAGCCTTTAACCCAACTATGATGGCTGGAAGTATCCAGGACATCTTGGACAAGGCACACGTTGGTCGCAGTCTCTGTTCTTTCGGTCTTGAGTCTTCTCTCACTAAAGGAACAACCGTACAGCGTCCATATATTGGAAACCTCGTAGCTAATGACTACGTTGATGCATCAGGAACGACTGAACAAGCTCTCGCACCAACACAAGAAACACTCGTAGTGAACAAAGAAAAGGAAGTAGACTTCTACGTTTCACGAGCTGATTTGATTCAGAACAAGTTTTCGACATCAGCTATCTATACAAAAAGAGCTGCATACGCACTCAAAGATGTAATGGATACTGATATCCTCGCAGAAATCGCCAATGCCTCTACAGCAGTAACTAAAGCAGATTTGGTCGCTGGTGGTACAGGAGATATCGTAGTAACGACATCGAATGTTATCGAAGTGTTCGCAGTAGCGTATCAGAAGCTCGCAGAACTCAATGTAGTTGATGAAGGAGATTTGGTAGCAGTT